TGCACCTCCTCATCTGCCTTCATTGCTGCCTCAGCAAAGTCTCTCTGTGCCGCGGCAACTCTCTCGGTGGCAAGTGCTAGGTTCTTTAACGCACTTTGATACGCATCTGCATTTTTAGTTCCAGCAAGTTTAGCCTTTGTTCCGGCTGATATTGCCTTAGTAACTCCAGACAGCGCTCCTACTAATCCAAGTGCGGCGATACCTATAGACGAGATGGCACTTGCAAAGACTATAGCTGAAGGAGCGGCCGCAACCAATGAGGAGGCAAGTGATACAAGTCCGCCTGCTAGGGCGCCAATAGTAGATAACACTTGAGAAAAAATAGGACCAATTAGATATCCAGTTTTAACCAATGCTTGGAATCTTGCCCGTGCTGCGTCAGCCGCCGCTCCAAAGTCCGCAAGTGAACTTCTTAATCCACTGCCAGTTCCTTTTGAAAATCCTCTAGAAAAACTTTGCCCAACAGCACGTCCTTCACGATCAATATTTATTCCACTTGCTGCACGACGGACCTCAGACTCAAAACCTGTTGTTATCGCCTTTACGACGATATATGCATCTCCTACTACTGCCATGTACTCACCTCCTTTCTATTTTTAACTTTATCTTTATCTAGACAGTGGTTCGTCTAAAACTGAGCCAAATGGTTTTGGTGATGCTGCATTTACCTCTGTAGCTGGAACAAAAGGCTTAGGCGGCTTTTTCATCGGATCAAACGCCTCGATCTTTTCCTCTTCCTCCTCAGGAGAACTGTCAAAGTCCTTTGTAAAGTTTTGACCTCCCGCTGAGTAGTTGGCGTTTGCTCTTGTCTGAGTATTTGAATATGCATATCTGTGTCCGTAGAAGTCCTGGTAGATGATCTCACGAGAACGATCCTTGGCGTCTGCCTGCTCCGCTGATGCATAGTTCATATCATCTTCAAAGAAGTAATGCAGCACATCAAGCATGTCTGATGCGTTCATCTCTTTTAGGTCCAATCCGTTCACTAGTGCTTTTCCGTTAACATAAGGCCAAAGGTCAACTCCCCAGATTAGGAGACTTTTGGCTCCTCTTCCGGGCGTCCTGCGTACACCTCAACTAACCAACCTGAGATCTCGGCAAGTGTCTCAACTGAAACGATCTTGTCAGGGTGAGTAAGAAGAGTATTAAATCTTTTATAACTTTCCTCAAGCAGTACACTTTCAAAGAAGCTACTAATTGTCTTTGCAGCCTCGGCTGGATCCTCTGCACTTGATCTAGCCACAAGATCAAGAAGTGTCTTTCCTTGAAGCTCTTCACGACATGAAAACTCCTCGCCGTGAATCTTAAATGTTACAGGTTCTTTTTCACCTGTACTTTTGCCAGAGCCAAAGTCTCTGTATTTAGTCATTATTTCTTCCTCCGTTGTTTGTTTGTGTCTTTATTGAGACGGTTGTCTCAATTCTATTATCTTATCAAATAAAGGTTGTCGGCGAGGTACTTATTAGGCTTAGTTCCAGGATGTCTTACTATACGTGTATATACGACTCTTCCTCTAGAGGAGAAGCGAAGAAACTCTGCTCGATCTGGAGTAATTATGTGTGGCTTAGTTCCTTCATGGTGAATTAAGGCGTAGCTAAGAGGTGAGCCGATCTTTAATGACTGGCCTCCGACCGAGCGGTACTGTCTCATGTTTATTGAGGCCTTCAGTCTTCCGGTCTTAACTCCAACCTGGTTCTTTGCCGCAATTAAAATTCTTGTGCCGCGCTCGGCTAGGTAACGTCCAACGTCTCCTTCTGGGGAGTTAAGTAGATGATCTAGTGCTCCGCGATTAAACACGATGTGAATTTTTGAGAACCCGACACCAACTGAAGGTGCAGACGCACGAGCCGCGGCTGCTGCAGCCCTAGCTCTTCCAGCTCTTCCAATGCCTCTAGCAGCTCTTTGACCTAGGTATATAAAAGGACTATCAGGTATTAAACCATATAAAGGCATTATGGAACTACCATCGTTAACTGCATCGCGGTAGTTTGAAAGCCACCGTCAAATCCACTTGAGTCAGCGGTGGCAATAACACCTAGGCCAAACTCGCCTGGTTCCCACTGGTCTAACTTGTTTATTAACTCCATGAACATCCACGCGTCAACCACCGCGATACGAGATGCCTCCTCGATCTTGTCTCCGGTAGGAGCCTTTCCGTTAACTCCAACTACAGGAATCTCGCGGGATATTGATATGGTAAGCACAACGCTACGTGGTGCCTGGCAACGTTGAGGTTCACTTGCCTGGTTACCAGGTAGACCTAGATATGTTTGAATAAATGAAACAACAAGCTGCTCACAGTCGATCGCGGGCTCACCGACGGTCCAAAACTGTCTTGAAGGAAGCGGAACGTTATACTCCTCAAAGACCTCAACGGTCTTCTCAAGAACTCCGTCCATCAGGTTCTTTAGGTTGAGTGCGCCTGCGCTTACTCCGCTTATATCTACTATTGCCATAATTCGTCCTTTAGGTCCCTAGGTTAATTTCCGATAGTGTATGTAGGTACTGGGTTGTTTGCTAGTCGAAGTGTTAGATTTCCAGAGCCAATATACACGGTCTCTGTAGAAGCTCCAACCGTTCTATCCGCGTATAGATCCCAGGTGCCTGGGTCTAGGAAGCCGACGTAGTTATACGCCTCGTCGTACGTAACTGATAAGGTTAGGGTGTCACGTGACTCGTTTGTAACCGTCGCGGTGCCGGTGGCTGCGCCGTAGGCAATGTCGTTAACGCGTTGATCTTCATCTCGTGCGTATATAAAAGTGGTAGTTGATGGAACCTCTGTTATGTAGTAGGATCCGTTAAACGTAGAGTTTATTCCGGCGATGGTGACTAGATCTCCAACTTCAAATCCATGCGTAGCGCTGGTTGTGATCGTTGCAAAGTTGTCAACCAACTGCTTAAATGTGATGTTCTTTGTTATGTCGTTTGTTATCGTGTTGATTGACACCGAGCTTGACTCAAGCTCAACCGAGCTCGTCGAGCTGTAGTTATTTATCTTAAGGTAAGGAATCCAGGTAGGAGTTGTCACTAGGAACCCAGCGTTTAGGTAGTCAATGCTAACGTCCACGGTTCCACCCTCTACGCCGGTGATAAACATGTCAAGATTACTTACTGGAAGCACGGCTGGCTTGGAAACCATGCGACGTGCACGTGGCACGTCAACCGAGAACACCTTAGCCTTTGCCCTTGCCTTGTCTGGGTTGGCTGACTTTAAAAATAGATCAACGACGTATAGGCCTGTTCGCATGTCGTCGATAAAGTCCTGGTTATCAAGAATCGTGTATGAGACTCCCTGACGTGCTACCGAGGTAACGCGGGAAGGAAGATCGCACTCGTCACCGTTCCATAGCTTAACAAACTCTGTTGCAAGAACACGCGCCGCGGCGCGTCCTAGTGCAGGTGCAGGAGATCCGTATGAATATGTAACCTCGATGTTGCATGGTGTCCAAGGGACTCCTGAGCGTGCCTGTAGGGTTGAGTGATCAACTAGGTAGTAGCGACTAGGGCTAACTATGCTGCCGGTTCTATCACGCACGGAGTGAACCTGTTGAACAGGACGTCCACGTAGTCTTAATCTCGATGACGGAGACATTCCGTCGGTTGTCATCTCCGCGTAGTCGTCAAACTCGTCAAAAGGAATGTTGTACACCTGGCCTTGCACAAGCTCGGCGGTGTAGTTCTTAGAGGACTGTCCTAGGCGATACGCCCTAGATGAACAGATGTACTTCTCAGTTACGGTAGTTGTTCCGCTGTATTTTCTACCTGACAATGACCAAAGAAGTTGGGAGGCTGTCTTTACCGCCTCATAGGCGTACTCGCTATCAGCGTAGTCGTCAAGCTCTTCTACACCTACCCATAAGTTTGACACTTATCGTTCCTCGTCTACTCGTCGTTAGTTTATTCTAATAAAGGAGCGGCATGCCTGTGTATAAATATTACACATCGGCATGCCGCACATCTACCTTTAATTAAGCTACTGGATCCTCGGTTGAAGCAATGATGTAATCAATAGCATTATCCTCGTTGAAGTTCTCATTTCCAGGTACGTTGTACGCTGTGGTTGAGCCCTGTGAGGTAAAGTCTGTAACTGCACGGCTGTTTGCAGCAACTAACGCTGTTCCGCTGTCCGCGGTAGAGGCAATGGTTCCAGTCGTTGTAGTTGTGTAGGTAAACGTTGTGGTTGTTGGCACTGCAACAATAGTGTATGAACCATTGAGAGCAGTGTTAGTTAAGCCTGAAACGACCACTGAATCACCGGCTGCAAACGTATGAGCTGTTGACGTGGTTACTGTAGCTGTGGTTCCTGTGCGGGCAACGTTTGAAACAGTCTTTGTGATGTCTCCGTGCCATGTATAGAAT